GGGGTTACTTAGCTCATCCACTTTCAATGTTCTGGCTATGAAATAGCGGACCACCTGATGGTGATACCGTTGTTTAACGTCACAGCCTTGAAAGATTTAAACGTCCCGTTCCCTCTTACTGAATCTCGGGTCCGACGACCTGATGCTAGGTACATTAAGTACTTCGCCCAGTGTCGGTCGCTATCCAGATCGGTAGGTTGAGGGCCAGCCTGTTTCCACTCAAAACCAAGATGCAGCGATGCATCATTAGGATCGAGCTGGAGATGGTGGCAGTACTCACGAATCTTCTGTTTGCAAGAACGCGACATAACCAAGCCATCCTTCCGAGTTTGGAAGGGGTGCATGGTCAGTGTTGTATCAAGCTCAGCTGATTCGAGCGGGTTCTTATTACGACGCCTATCACCGAACGCCTTGCGTCGGTTATTCGCGTACCAGGTCGCGGGCACCGCCTCGTAGATCTTCTGAAGCAAAGGAATAAAAGTTGGGTATATCATTGATAGTCTAGACAGCTTGTTAGCTATCGTGATCACATCGCCGACATGGACTGGGTAGCGAAAGTCGTAACTCTCGACATAGCCCCAATCGTCCAGGTAATGGGCTCCACAACTTTCTCGGTAATCATCGTTAATATGGGTTTTACTCCTGTTCACGACGAAGCCGACAGCTTCAATATTGCTAACCACTGACTCCGCAATGCAGTTCGGGACAATGATATCGTCTCCGTATACAGCTACAGAATCATCTCCTTCTGACCTTTTACTAAGGCCAAAGTTGCAAAGATTAGGCTTATACGATCTGCATAGAGCGTAAAGAATCAAGCTCATCAACTCGAAAGTGAAACCGTTACCCATACTCGAAACTTTCCGAATGCAATAATAATTGTCATCCGGTCCGAGGGTCATTGCTGACCGAGTCTGCGCTATGTAAGCGTATACTTTTGACGGTAACAGGTATTCAACTAGCTCGAGGATTATGCGATCACTCGCATTTTTAAGATCGATCGTAGCAAACTTTCGGTCGCTAATCATGCTCTGGTGGGATTTCCACGAGGCATTTAGATCGACTCCGAGCTGCTTAAGGCAGCGCCGGAAGCCAGATCCTACTCTACGTTGAGTAAGAATATTAGCCAATGGTTCAATGCAAATCGGTCTATCTTTCTCGTTGTTTTTAGGAACGGTAGAAAACCTATTGCCTTGAACAAAAGTCGTGATCATCTCTAGTTTCCAACAGAATATATCGTAGGCTGCAGTACGAGAGTTTTTATGCTCTTCCCACAGCCTTCGATCTGTTGATCTTTGGGACAACCCGGCTTTCGCCAATAACTGGGTGTAGCGCTTCTTCATCGCATGCTTCAAGCCATGGTGCCGGTAAACTGTTTGGCACCAGAGGTCAAAGTTGTCATGCGTACAAGTCCATTCGCTTCTGCGTAACTTGGATTCGATACTATTGAACCCTCGTGTTGCAACGAATTCGCTTCCGTTAGAAAACTCAACGGAGCCCAGCTTAAAATCAGCCAGTGCTTTGTGAAGAAACAAACGCGCTAAGGCCCATTGTGTGGGCCATAAATGGGGTTTTGTTAACCCGAGCTCGTTATCTGACTGTAGCCAATCTGACCACGCTAATTCTTTGCGTCGTCTTGATTGGGTGGAGTTTGGTAGTTCGAGTTTACTGTGGAATCTGCTTTGGGCAAACCCCTCAGCTCTAGAAGTAGGTTCTTTAAAACCGTACTCACAGAGGAAACTACCGACAGCACGGATAGTGCCTTTAAAATCCATTTCATGCCCCCCGCCTTAACTGGCAGCCGGTATAACCGGCGCAGTTGACGGTTTGAAGCCAATCAGAGTGTTCTCGGTTACCCAAGTATCAATCTGAGCGGCCACGGCATGAAGGAGTACAGCCAAACGCGCTGCGCTCTCAGCGGCTCCACTAGTGTGGATCCTGGCGGAAATAGGGTCTGAGATAGAAACACCGCCCACCGTAATGGTATTCAGATCATTAATGATCAGTTCCAAACGATGGTTCTTCATATTAACCCCCGAAAGGGTCTTATTTGAAGAGGTGTTCTTGAAACGGACTGTCAAATCCGGTTTCGCTGGATCGGAGTAAGTTACTCCATTCGTGTCCAGCTGTTTTAATTGTAAAGTGGCCATTTAAGCCTCCTCTCATTTAGAGAGAATAAATTAACGGAACGAGTTTCTCGCTCCTTTAAGTAGGTTATTGGATAGGACCACTGAGTCTATTATACGCTTCCAGTTCATACTGGGCTGTATATTTAACCCAAAGTATCCACCACGGCGAAACGTCTCCCTATGGTAGGCGTCTAATTCAACTGACTTGATCGTACTTGCCACAACACCAGAAATGGTTCGTGTGGGCAAGGCTGGGTAACTACCCGCGGGCCAGCATGTTGCTGGGCTGCAGCTAGCCTTTACCGTCCAAGCATCCAGACTACTTGTTTGGTTGTAAGGATATGTCAGGATGTCAGTTGTCGTCGTTTTGGTCCGAATGGACCAGCAAGCTGCAACTTCCTCAGCATAATTCATGCTGAGATTCAGCTTGATTGCATCACCGATGTTCACGAACCAATCGATCACAAAGCTATACGGGATTAACTCCCAAGCTGTGAGAAGAGGATTCATGGCCACCTTAGCTGCAAAAGGCATACTACCATTATGGTACGCACATGCCACACTCGCCCGAACGGTCACCGAACCGGTGGTCCAACGGGAGATTCGCGGTAACGACGTATTCACTACGGGTTGGAAGCTATCAGGTTTTATCGTGATAGCCGCCTTATCGTGAGTAAACAGTGGATCGCGTGTAGCTACCTCTAAATCTCGTAATGAGTAAACTAGAGGCATTAAGAAGTACCTGTAAGCCATCCATATTGACCCTACTTTGCGGACATACGTTGAAGCATGTCTTAGCATATCTTTCGGAGTCAATAATGACCAGAAGCGATAAGTAGTCAAACGATTATGATACTCGCTAAACTTACCTAATCTACTGCTGACCGCGCGCGCACAAGAGCCGAATTCCTTAGAAGTTTGTTTCATCTGAGCTAATTCGGTTAGTGCGTCAAAGTCTCGATAAGACTTCAACACCGCTTGCGATTTACATTGTTCAATGGCGGATAAGATTTTGGCGCCGTCGATACTGGAATACACATGGGTAGGAAATCCCTGCCCTAGCCAGTGTTCGGCATCCCCCTGTTCGCTGTACGTAGACAAATCAGACTGAGCAAGTTTGCCCAGACAATGGTATCTACAAGAAGGCTCACCGGAGTAGCGCTTCCAATCTTCCTTGTGGCAGAGTCTTCCCCTCCAAAGGCCAAGCTTAGGCACTGAGACCAAATTATTGGTCGTTACCTGTTTATAGCGTTCGTAAGGAGTCGCTTTGACTCCTCCTCGGCGTAAAATTGAGCTCCATTTCTCCGCACCCCGATTATCGGGTTTCGGAGTCTTGTACTCAACCACCGTCACTGGCTCATACTGAGCCGGGAATGAGTCGGCGATGGAATCTGTGGAAGCCGAATGGCTTGCCGAACAGGCTCCACCGTTACTACATTCAGCCGGTGGACTGGGTAGGACTAATGCCCCATCCCAGGCAGGTAATGTTGCTTTATGCGTGACCTTGGATTTAAAATACTCTACCATAGTAGACCTCCCTCGATCAATTGATCGAGTAGTACGCCCGAAGGCGACCCTGAGTACGGGATAACCGTAAACAGTAAAGCGAGTGGGAAAGTCCCAATCGCCGTCGGCCAACCGGATGGTTAACCGAAATCTCAAGCAATTTCCTAATCACACGATCAGGAAAACCACGCACAGCGTGGGTTGCAAGAGTAAGAGAAGTCCCTTTCAGGACTCCCCTACTTCGTCAAAAGAGGGCAATACGACTCTCCGGGAATTACCTCCGGACTCGTAGTTCATCCCGCTTCCACGATAACACCCGCTAATCCGCTCTACCGTAAGATAGGTGGCAATTATACGATGTTACCTCGTTGGCAATAGGATATACCTCCTGTGACGAGTAGGCGAGAAGGCCGAATTTCGG